AAAGAAGCTATCTTATCTGACTCCTCTTTCTGCCATGCCTGTGCAGAAACACCTAACTCCTGAATATAGCGACCAAGTTTCTGAGTATACTCTTGTACTTCAGCTTGTACTTCTATTTGATATGCTTGAACCTCGGCTTGATATTGCTGTAATGCTCTTGCATCTTCTTGGTTATCAAAATCAGCATCTCTTAAATCTTTTTGTAACTTAGCCTGATATTCTACATTCTCTTTATTGAATTCATTTAATTCATTTTGTATATCTGCTTGATATTCTCCCAACTCTTGCTGAAGTCTTCCTAATTGAACCTGAGCAAGTTCTGTGTCTTCTTCGTCTTCTAAAAAAACCCTAAATTGTTCCATATCAAATGTTTGTGAAGGCTTTGCATATTCAGGAGCAATACCAGTTATACTAACAGAAGATGATTCTAAAACAGGTACATCGGGAGGCACTGATAATAATACAAAAGCATCTGGGTCATTATGTCCTAAAGGACTTGACGAAAGATAATCAGCAAATGTTTCTGATGATGTTAATGATGGTACAGGACTAACAGTAGCTAATGTAAATTCAGGACTATCTGGTACATCAGGAGGTACTGCAGATAAACTAAATGCAGTAACCTCAGTAACAGTTACCCCATCACTAAAAACATTATACTCACCAATAGCTATATCAGTTGGATCAAAAGTGGGAGCAGTATAATCTGGTTTAGCTTCAGAAAAACTTACAATTTGTGCTGACGTTGTTGGCGTATCAGGAGGTACAGCATTTATAACTAAAGAACCAACATCTGTTGCAGTTGAAGTAAATGCATAGTTTGGTGTAGTTGAAGGAAATACTATAGAAGTTACAACTACATCCCCAGTAACAGGACTATAACTAACTTCATCTATAGTAGGAACATCAGGTGGGACTGCATTTAAAGTGAATGCATCAGGATCACTATCTCCAAAATCAGATAATGGATAATAAGTATTAAACCCACTAGTAGTCCCATATACATTAGCAGCTGCAAGAGCTGTATATGTAAACGTAGGAGTAGATGCATCTAAAGCAGAATCTGGACCACCGAATGTTATAGCCGTAAGTGATGGAACATCTGGAGGCACAGCAGTAATACTAAAAACATTATCTGCCATCTTTCTCTGAAGTTCCTGCAATGAAGCATATAATACTACTAAATGAACTCTATCATTTGGGAAATAACCTATTGTAGTATGTCCTGCTGCAAGTGCATCTGCAGTACCATCTCCTTTAGGAGACTCATTTACATAATATACCTTAAACCTCTCACCAGTATCAGTTGATGGAGTAGGAAATACATTTACAGTACTATTTACATCTACAAAATAAACTGGATTAGTTTTAGTAGCTAAATATATACTTCCAGTATCTACAGCTAAATATTCTTTTGCAGCAGATATTTTGTTACAAGGTCTCCATTGATTAATGGTACCATCTTCTCTAACAACTGTAAATATTTTAGATGAAGCAACACTCTGAGCATTAGCTGTTAACGGATCTGTCTCAGCAATAAATAACTCTGCATCCATCGGATTAACCATTATACTTCTTTTAGTAACATCTATTACACCATCATTAAGCCATACTGATAATGCAGATACTTCAGAAACAGAACCTACTAAATCTGCTACCCTTTCACTAAGTGTTGCCACTAATAATCTTCTCCAATAATATTATAGCTAGAATTATCTCCATGTTTATTTTTATGCTTTTTAGCTTCAGTTATTTCTTCTCTCCATAATCCTTTAAAATATACAGCACTTTGAATTAATTCAGGTTTCATTTCATATCCTCTTGCTATTACATAGTAAGCTAATGCATCATGAAACTCTGATGGTATATTGGGAGACTCTGACATTCCTATACCTGTTCCAGTATCTGATGCTATAAAGTCTTCATCATACTTAGTAACATGAAGTGTTATTATACTTCCTGCTGCAGGGTCTGTAAATGATTGACTATTAGTATCTGATATACCAACTATAGCAATCTTATCCCTTTCTGTATACCAAGCTTTTGTAGTATCTAAAGCCATTTATGTTGAATCATATACATCTGGTGTTCCAGATAGTTTAAGTATTCTGTTATTATCAAGATAAACATCCATAACATCAATTATTTTGACTTGATCTGTTTCATCAGCATCAGCATCTAAATCAGATAGAGCATACCATCTTTTATCTGCAACTGTAGTAAAGGTCTGGACATCTGCCAGTATACCTGTAATTCTGCAAAAATCATCTAAAGCCTTATTAAGAAGTATACGTATCTGTGTCTCCATTAATTCTGGATGATGTTGTTGTATAGTCTCTATTAACTGTTTCTGTGTCATGGTTCAATAGAGGGGGAAGTTGCCCTCCCCCTCGTAGTTACGTTAGGTATTAAGAGAATGATGTTACAAATGCTACATCACTATTAGCATTTAGTATAACCCATTTAGAGCCATCACATACTATATGCATTCGTGAACCAGCATCTGAAGCATCTCCGAATCCTCGACTTGCCCCTGATGTAATAGCAGTCACTGCACCTGTACCGTTTAAAATCACACCACCAACAATGTTGGTATCTGAAGTTACTAGTATTTCTGTAGCAGCATTACTTGCTACTCCAAGTACCATGTCAAGTTCTACTCCCTTACTAGTAGCCGTTGCAGGTAATGTTATGGTGAGATTCAATGCTGAACTCCCATCAATAATCATTTTTTTACCTGAGTCTGCAACCTGCAAGGTAGTATCTGCACTAATAGCCTTTATTCCACCATTTGAACCACCTAAATAAGGTCTAGCCATTGTAAACCTCCTTTATGATGTGACTTTCATCAAGTTGTGACTTTCGATTAATGTAATCCCAATACCTTCATCGCTGAAGTATTGGTCTTTCACTGCATCAAAAGCATTATCTGACTTGATGTTGGTCTGATACATTGGTGAACGATACTGTGCATGGAACATATTCTCATCATCAACGATAAGCATATATCCATTATATGCACCACGTAAAGCTGGAGTTGGTATCAATTGCAATATTCCATGAGGTGTCTCTAAGACTTTATAGTTAAAGCCAAGACTGTCTCTTTTCATGTCGCCAATGTTAACTGTCCAACCTGAGTTTCCTGCCATGCCTGTAGTGCCTGCCATCTTAGACCAGTAGCTTAAAGCTCCTGCTCCACAGAATGCACGTTTCACACCAGCAGTAGGTACATATTGGAACACCTTCTCCATATCATCAACGAAGCTACCGTAAGTGTAACTTGCTTCAGATACTGTAAAAACACTCTGGTCATCACCACTTGAAGTACCGAAGTCCTCAAGTGCTTTTACCATACCATAAGTTGTTCTTACAAGGTTTCCATCTGCATCTAGAACTCCACCATCTGCAAAAGTATCATCAGTAGAACCACTAAGATTGTCACCTAAGTTAGTTCCACCTACTCTTGTCCCAAACAAGAATGCTTTTTCTTTCTGCATCTTGTGCTCTTGATTCTTCTGTGCACGTAAACGTGCTAATTCAGAAGACTCGCCACGCAAGGATGCCTGTAAAAGCGTTCCTGTAATCTGAAGAGGTGTCTTGAATATCTGACAAGAATTCCAACATACCTGCAATTCATCAGCCCAAGCTTCTGGTGCTACTGTACCTTCACCTTGTGCATTACCAATAATTTCAAATATATCATTATTAACTAATGCAATATTACTACCAGTACTTGTCCATAATGTATTAACCACAACAACAGTTGAACTTGTTACAGAATCAACCCTAACTATAGCTTTCTTTGAGCCGTAAGCAGTTGTCCATACTTCACAAATTGCTCCTACAAGACTGTCATCTATAGAACAATTAGTTGCTCCATCTACTGTTACAGTTGTATCACTAGTTGTATTAACATAAAGATCGTCTGTATCTGCATTGTCTAAGAAATACTGTTTTACCCAAGGATTACGATGCTCGAACATCTTAAATACTGGGTCTGGTGTTTGTCTGGTTTCACGATTTGAGATTACCGTTGTAAAGGGTGCTACATCCGTCCAAAGTTCTTTAACAACCTGTGGAGAGACGTAAAAATCTCGTCTGTCGGTATATAGTATGCCACTAGAGGCACCACCATTTCCTAAGGATTTGACTGTTTCAGCCATTTTTTACTCCTTTTATTATTCCCATACTCCCCTCCAAGAGAGCAGGGAGTTGCTAAGTTCGCTTGAGTGACATTAAGCCAGCGTTGAACGCATCCTGATCATTCATAGGAGGAGGTGCTTGACCTTTCTCCACTACTGTTGTTCTAGGAATATTCATACGGTTGGCTTGATTCTGCATAGCTTGTTTCTTTTGTGCAAGCTGTGCATCACTCTGAGAGGGTGTATTCTCCATGTCATATAACTTAGCTAAACGGTCTACAGTTATATTGGCTGGATTTTGTGCCCATTGCATAAAATCAGTTACTTTGCCATTATCCCATTTATATGAGTTTAACATATGCGATTGAACCTGATTTAACATCATGCTCTCCTGCTGTTTTACCATATTAGTTTGATACTGACGTTCTCTGACTTCTTCACGTTGGTACAAGAAATCCTGCATATTATCCCTATAATTATCCATTTGCTGTCTATAAGCATAAGAATCACTCTCTGGGTCATTGAAGGCATCAACATCATTAAATTGGACAGGTTTCTGCGGTTTGACAGGCATCTGTAGCGAACCATCATTGATTCCGTTCCCATTAGAACCAATTGGTTGTCTGCTAGATACCGATGCTTCTAAGTTATCAAGAATTTGAGGATTACGCTCTAACTCACGTGCTATAGGGTCTAATGTCCCTTGATAATACTCTAACCGTTGATTTAACTTATGATTTTCAGCAACTGCCTTGTCACTTTGAGACTGCCAATACTCATAACGAGTTGGGTCTTCTTTGGCTGGAATGTCGCCCTCTACAGGACTTGTTTCTTCCGTAATTGGACTTGGCTCTGTTGGGACTTGTGGTTTATCCCAGCTTCCAGCTTGAACATCTATACTCGGATTTTCCGTTGGTATCTGTGTGTTCTCAATTGGAGCTTCATCAGCATTACGTGTTTCTATTATGTTGTCCATAATCTCCCTATTGTGTTAATTGGAAAACTCAGCATTAACACTGTCTATACCTAAAAGCCCTTCATTACGTTGCCGTTGTTTATTGTCAGGCATACTCAAGGCTTCCTTTAATTTTTTTAACTCATCGGAGGCACGTGTCTCGTAAAGTTTTGCAGCCATTTCTATCTTGGCTTCAAGTTTTGCAATTCGTGTCTCAAATTCTTTTACTTCTACACGTTTTCTATCGTGCAAAGATTCTCTTTGTGCTGTTTGCAGGTCTCCTTGCAAGTCTTTAATAGTTTCTTCTTGCTGTTGTATTGTTCCCTGCATTTGTTTCATCTGGCTTTGGCGTTCCATAACACCTTCCATATCTGCAACATCTGTTTGCTTAAGGACTTCTATCTGATCTATCAATCCCTGCTGGTATAATTGCATATAATATTCAAACCTTGCCCATCTATTAGAAGGTAATGTAGAGCCTGATACCATCACAATATCATATTTGCCTACTGTTATATCATTTATTCTTCCTAGGAATTCTCCTGATACTTCATCATAAATAGGAAAATTTATCTGCACTTCCTTAGGTGAAGAATTGGGTTGTAACAGACGTATAACTTTTTGGTCTGTATAAATAGACTGAACCATTTGTATAACTATGACAGCTAATTGATTAATAGCAGCCTCTACATCATCCTTCTTGCTCTTTATTCTTCTCTGTCCAAACTCATCAAGAGCTATCGTTCCCTTGTAGGTTTGTGGGGCAGCCCCTTGGTCACCCTGCATAAGAGCATATATTCCAAGTATTCTCTCTATATCTGCTTTAGCATCTGCTTCATTTTTATATAATTCATTTGGAAGTGGTATAGGTGAAGCCACTATAGGCTGTCCCAATTCAGGATCAAACTCTATAACTGCAGTACCTGCTCTTGCCCAATCTTCTTCAAGCTTACGCTTGTCCATAGAGCCTCTTGGTATAAGAAGTTTAACATTTGTAGAACTGGATGCGTGAGCTACAATAAGACTTCTAACCTTATTAATGTATTCTTGTATCCCCCTTACTTTCCTAACGTCTGACAGGGGATACGGATTACGATTAAACCCATTCATTATAGGTACTATAGGATACTCATCTATAGGAAGTGTCATAGAAAAGAGTTTCATATCTCCAACTGATACACATTGTACTACCCTGTCTACCATGATTTCGTAAGACTGAATTGCTCCTTCACCTATTAATTGTCTTTTATCAGTAGGTTCAAGTCTCACTGTTGAATCAGGAATAACTTGTCCAGCAGCCTGAGGATTCATAATTGATGGAGGATTTGGATTACTTTCTGGAGAATGCTCTTCTCCTTCCATTGGAGTAGGTTGTCCTGTCATAGGGTCTACCATCAGATGATATGTCTCTCCATATTCAATATACATCTGAGTTAACTGTTTTACTTCTTCAGTTTTTGTAACTGCACGTTTTCCATTAACATCTCTAACAATAAAAGCAGGTTCTTTTAAATATTCTTCATATTCTTCATTATTAAGTACTCTTTCATCATTTGCCTGAGGATCAAATACCCTATATACCATAATAGAAGTTTTATAAAATCTTTCTACAAGCTCCAGTTCCCTATCCTTATCTGCATATTCACTCTTAAGGGATAAATCTGAACGAGATGAAATCTCATTATTCAGTAAACCCCTTGTAGATTCAGTTTCTGTTATATAACTTGTCTGAGTAGCAGAACGTATAGATTCTTCAAATTCAGGATAGTGTGATATTATTTGAGACTCTAATACCTTTTTTGCTACAATTATATTAGATGCATCTCTGGCAAATGGGTCTTGGCATTGAGGATCAAAGTAAACATTCTGAGGATTAATACTTGCAAGTAGAACCTCTCCTTTACCATAGTCAGCATTAACATCCATATAGGTATACAATACACCCATTCCCATAACATAGTAATCATCAATACATTGTTTTAACATTGTATTGCCATTAGAGTTGTCCCATATCCAAGCCATTATATCTGAGAATATTCTGCCAGCCTTAACATCGCTGGATTCTCTGCCTGTAGATTGAAACTTAGGTTTATTAGTTGACATTAATGCTTTAGCCTGTTCAACTGCAGGGTGGATAACATTAACAACTAAAGGCTCTTGATTTCGCCTTCTGAGGGTTTTTATCTGCTTATCAGTCCACTGCTTACCGTTTCTGAACTCATTGTCTTCAACAGCTTGTTTAGCCCAATCATTACGTGCAGAAGCATACTCTGACAGTAAATCATGAGTTTCTTGCACGATAGGTTCTATTTGTGGCATTAAAGCTATACTTAAGATGAATAACGCAATTCGGTCTCTTATACGCATTTAAGTTATAATTGTTTCATGATAACAGCCAATCTCCTGTAGTTATTTTACTATTGCCTGATTTCTTCTTTCTATTCTTATCTTTAACATCATGATATGGAGGATAAATATTCTTATTAGCATAGAAAAGCCCATCTAAAAGATCATCATGCTTTCCTCTTGGATAAAGTAGTAATTCATCCTTTAACTCTTGCATATTATTCTGTATGTATATTTTCTTCTGAGCAAAGTAAGGTTCTAGAGTTTCAAGTCTTGATGACTTAGAAGTACGTGGATTTTCCTTTATCTCCAGACCTGATATAAATAAGTTATCTTCTTCGCATTTTCTTTTAAGATAGTCTCTTAACATCTCCTGATAACCCACTGTCTCTATTCTTGTTTTAGTAGGATTATATATTCTAAAATATTCTATAATACTATCTGCCAACTTCATGGGAGATGCATGCTTCCTATAATAAGGAAGAACAAACCTATTCATATTCTTATCAATTGCAATAGTAACAATAGTAGAGTAATCTGCTGTCTGCTTTGTACTTGAAGCTGGGTCTACTCCCATAAAGAGGTTAACAGGTCTAAGTTCATCTACTGTCTTCCCATCTATCTCAGTTAAATTTAGATAAGCATAACCTCCTTCTTCTACCATCTTCCCTTTATAGAACTGTAGATACTCTTCTCTAAAAAGCTGATCTTCATCTCCTACTATCGTACATAAATATTCTCTATAGAATACAGATATACGATTAATAGACTGAAGTTCATTTTTTTTCTCTATTAACCTTCTTATAGAATGCAATTCTTCCCAGAGTGAAATCTTCTTCTCTATATTAGGGGCAAAGTACATATTCTTCCACCCATCCATATCTTTCAAAGTCTCAACTATACATCTTTGATGCTGAGGAGTCCCAATGATAGATATCCTTCCCCTGATAGGGTCTAAAGAGGGAATAGCAGACTGAAGTAACCATCTGAGATTAGCTTCCATAGATTCGGATGTCTTGGTATTGTTCTCATCTTCAGGGTCATCCACTATTATACAGGTAGGTCTTTGTGTTCCTACCTTAATACCACGTATCTGCTGCCCTGTACCCTTACAAATAATAACAGACCCATCCTTTAACTTTATCTGCGACTTAGACCATTCTTTTGCAGAATGCATACCCCAATAACCAAAGACTGACCTAAATTGATCTGAATAATCAAATACATCTTTAATAGTACGTAAAAGTTCAACTGCATGACCCTGTGTCCTAGAAACAAGTATTATAACTTTTGGTGATTTATCATACATTAGATGGTATATAGGATAGATACCACCTACAACTGAACTCTTGGCATGCCCCCTAGGGGCAATGATATTCAATTGTTTAATCTTATTATCCATTAAGGCATCTGCAATCTCATAATGGAACTTAGGGGAAGGCTTAGAGAACATCTGGGGCATTATAACCCTCCCAAATAAAATAAGGTTATTTTTTAATTCATTTTTTAGTTTTGTACTCAGACCTTATTTCCTCTAATCCCTGTTCTGCCTGAATTTGGTACCATGAAGCATAGGGATTCTCACCATATTGGATTACCTCTAAAATATCTATAGCTAAATCTATCTGCCTGTCTGCAGTTTCTAAGAATTCTACTAATTCAGACTTAAGAAAGGTATCGTATTGGATTTTCATGGGTCTATCGCCACTTCCCTCTCTGCAATCATCCTTTGATTTTCCTGCTCAACTGTATCACTAATCTGTTTAGATACATCTATCTCTAACCTGTCAGTTATTGTCTTCTTCTCAGGCTTTATCTGCAGATAGTCACTTAACTCGGAGGAAGCCTTAAGCATATTACCAGCATCCTGCTTTTCCTTAGCTATATCTATAGCTTCTAATATAGTATCAAAGACAAAAGACGATGTAATCCCCTTATCTATAAGAACCTTTTCTAATTCATCCTTTACCATTTTCTGTACTCTCTCCTCTTTAAATAATCTACGTACTGTTATAGCAGGCAACTTCTGGTCTGGTCTATATATATTACCCAATAAGTTCCAATCTATGTCCTTATCGGACATTAACTGAATTACATATGCATTTAGGGTATCCTTAAACCTCCTTAGCTTTATTTCAGTATCAAGCCAATGTCTTGGATTTGTCATACAATAGATACCCATTGAATGATTCTTCATGAAATCTATCTTAGACCTGCTATTTACCCAATTCTTGCCATAGCACATTGTAATAAGAGTGCTTATTTTATACTCTTGCCTATTAATACATTCCCCTACATAGCCATCATCACTTATTCCAAAATCACCTGCACGGCAATCTTTCCAAGGCTTAAAGGCTATACCTTCTGCCTTAGCCTCATCTTCAGTATAAACACTGAACTTCCTCTTACCACTTTTTAAATTCCTATTTAATATAATCATATTACTTGACTTAGTACAGTATACCTACTATATTGTACCTTATATAAGGTACCTTAATACAGTATACTCCTGTGTATTAAAATAAAGGCATAGTAGTACTATGCACCTTAGTAATAGAAATGAAGTACTAGGCATAGTACTAGGCATAGTAGTACTATATACTAATCCATACATTCATCATACCATTCATTAATATTTGTATGCTGTTTCATTATTCTATTAACTACCTCTTGCTCTGCTTCATATAAACCTAAATCACGTAAAAACTGTTCATATACACTATTATACTCTTTATCGTCTTCATCTATAAACTTCCCTGTATGTATATCAAATATATCAAACTTCTTCTTCATGTATTACTTTAAGGTAGTACTATATAT